ATGGAGCCGGTGGGAGTCTGACAAATGTTAATTTGTCAACCTATATCACATTTTGGGCCTGTTTTTGGGTCTGCTTCTATAACTCAACAACTTCATCGCCACACTGTTAGTTTGGTATAGCTCCAAATAAAGTTCGAGTTTAATTTTTTTATAGACACAAAAGGAAGTTATTTAATAGGAAAAAATCTTTTATTTTTTTAAAAAAAGTTAATAAAATCTCTTGATTTTATGTAACTTTAGTTGTATAATTGATACATAAGGTTAAGGAGGAAACCTTAGACAAGGAAACTAAAGAAAGGAAAAAATAAATGTTAAGGCGAAGAAAAAAGCCAATCAAAGCTAAGACGAATAAGCTAGTGGTCAAAATAAACTTGTTCATTATTAGCATTGAGTGGCACATCGAATTCGGATAGTGAACAATCACTATCCGCCCCTTGTGGGGGCTTGCTTTAATTATAACAGGTATCGTGATGAAAGTAAAATTTAAAGTAAGAAAAACCACAGCTAGTGAAAAACTTGAGTTTGTTTTAGGTTTTTTGTTGATCATAATAATCATTTGGTTTTTTGCGAGGTAAATATGTTAGTTGATATCAATGCTATTAAATGGCTACTAGAAAATGCCACAGCCTATTCTATTAGTAAAAATTGTGGATTATCCACCCAAGCTGTAGACAAATATAAGAACGGTATCTCTGATATTATGAATATGCGTTTGAAACACGCAATTAAAATGACAGAATACGCTAATCAGTTTAAAAAAGAAAAGTGATGGTTATACAATCATCGCTTTTTTGATACAAAAATACTTTTATTTATACCAAAATTTTATTATGATTGCCGTTATAACGGACAAAATAAAAAATGTCTATTTTAACGGCAAATAAAAAAAGCCCCTCCAAAAATGGAGGGGTAGATTTATGAATTTAGGGGGTGTTTCCTTTCGTTAATATTAAGAGAATGACCCGAAATCTGTGATCCGTTGACCATTTTCTGATTGACCGACTGCTACGTAGCGACGGTTTCCGGATGCACCGATGTAGGTAATCCAGATATATCCATCGTTGTCTAGCCAGCCATCGTAATTGATTTCCATTCCAGCAGTATAGACTGCTACAATCTCACCAGCAAGCCCAGCAGAAGCCCGTACATTCAATGCTGGCACTTCGACAGTAAATGTACCTGTCTCTGGATTGAATCCATTAGAGTCAACCGTGAGAGGTTCGGCTGGAGTGATAGATTGTACTTCTGCTGGTTGATCATCTACTGGGAAGTAGAACCAACCTACAATTCCGTCAAAATTGCGAGTGTTGTAGCGTGCTGGACCACCGACGTACAAGCTATCAGCATTGCCGTCAATATTCTGCTCGATGGTTCGCATGGTATAGCCGTCTGAGTCCTCGATGACAAGCCCAGTGTGCCCGTAAGGATGTCCTGCGATGTAAGTTGTATCTTGTACGAATGCTGCACCAGCACGAGGGGCAGACGATACATCACCTACGACATTTTCGACAACCTCAAAACCAGCATCTCTAGCTGAGTTGAGTAGGTCAATAGCATTTCCCCAAAGTGATTTACCAAAAAAAGTAATGGATAAATCATTTACTTCGTCTACGCATTGTGTTCCGTAGCATCCGTCAGCGTCAGCACCAACTCCAGCGTCAGCATTAGCTTTTACATGATTGATTAAGTCAATAGTTCTTACCATATTGTTTCTCCTTTAATTCAAAAGCGACTACCCAGAAATAGATAGTCGCTAGCAAAAATATACTAATCTTCGTGAGGTTCTTCATAACCAAGCGCACGAGTTGAGTCGCCCAATCCTACTGTTGTAGGGTCATTGACGATTCCAATCAAGACAAGGAATGCGAAGAGCACATTGATAAATACCAAGATTTTATCAATGGTTTCACCAAATTCTAGCTTGATGCCAAAGATGTTTGCAAAGGCTTGAAATAGCAATGCAAGAGCTGGCACTACTGCCAACCAAAAATTTTTATTTTTTAAACGTACAGACCAATTAATTTTATTCATTTTACTTCCTCACTTCTAAGTTTACATATTTGTTGTATAGAGCGTCAATGTAGCCATTTCCACCCAAATTTTTATAACTTTTGTGCATCTTGTGAATGATATCGCTCTCGTGTACTGTTGTGTATCCACGGTCAATAGCTGTTGAGATGTCACGCTCTAGCCTCAAATACATCGTGACCAGATGCGCTTCATCATGTACTGCCAGCTTCTCATTCACTTCATCAATTTTTCTGTTATTATCCTTGCCCACTGCTTGGACGGTCTCAACTGACTTCTGGATTGTGCCTAGTTCGTCTTTTAACTCATTAAATTGCTCTTTGTTTAAGTTAGCAGATTTACTAGCTTTCATGCCAAACCAGCCAGTAGCAATCACACCAAAGGTAGGGGCAAGGTGTGCGATTAGATCTGATAAGCTCAATCAATCACCAACCTTCCCACTATACACTAGGTTGCGCCACTGGTTGAGTCTCAAGATCTCCAGATGGTTTGTTTTGCTTATTTTCTTTTGGCACCTCCCAATTATAGATTGCGAGTTTGCCATTTTGAAGAAGAGGACCTTTTAGGTCTTTGATGGATTCACCATTATAAGTGAAGTCGTAGTTGACTTGTACAAGTACCCGTTTACCTTCGCTAAATTGTTCGGTATGGTCAGGATCCACGAGCGTGAAAATGTCGTGCTGTTTGTAGGTTTTACCTACTTGAGCGCCTTCAACAAGCTCAAGCGCTCGCTTGTAGAGTGTTGGATCAAGTGGGTTGTCTTGGTTGGTCACAGCCACGAGGACAGCCCAATCCGCAAGAGCTTTGTTGTTTTGGATTTGAGCATCTTTCTTCTCATTCTCAAGAGTAAGCTCTTGAATTTTTTGGATAGCTACCTTGTTAGCCTCAACAGACTTATCAAGCTCTTTCTTCAGTGCCACAATAGCACCAGATGGGTCCAATTCCATCCGGACGATGTTCAGCACCGCTTCAACCAGCGTAGCATCATTTTCAGCCATTCGATTATTTGGCAAAGTCTCTTCGAAGACACGATATGGAGAATCTTGCTTGATTGCTACTTTGGTCGTGTTTGTCACTGCGTCAAATAATTTAAAATGTAATTTGTAATCCATTAGTTAGCCACCTCATTTTTGTTTTTGATTTCGTTGAATAGATCCATCAAATCTTCATCTGATTTGAGAACAGAGATTAATTCATTGTATTGCTCTTGAGCCTCTTCAAAATATGCTTTGTAATTGGCACATTCAATTGATTTATTTGCGAGTTGCACCCCTAAGTTATTGATGATTTTGTCTTGTGTGTTCATATTTACCTTTCTAGTTTTGTAGGCCTATTGCAGGCCAATTGTTGTCCAGTGGTAACTTACGCTTGATTCTTTGACATTGTGTAGTTGTTGAATATTACGGTAAATGTCATTTAATACATCTTTTAATTTATAATTACCATAATTTAATAAATAAATATCTTTTACAAAAAGACTTTCAAGTGTGCCCAAGCTTTTGGTCTCTGTATTTAAAGACACTCCTCCACCTTGCGAGCTCGGAATAAAGTCCATTGTTTTTCCGTAAAATGTTATGGCCGTTTGAACATTACTACCCTTTCTACCGTTCCAGATCTGGATACCAGCAGATGTGTGTTCCATGCCGACAATGCCATTACGATTACTCATAAGTGCCGTGTATGCACTTGGGACACCGCTTATTTCTCCTGTGCCAAAGACCAGATATTGCAACGGTCTGCCAGGGAATTGGTTTCTGATACCAACTCCTTCCTGGTTGGTATCAATCCATCCATCTTGCAAATTGATAACCGTACCGCCATTCAGCGAGGTTATTCGACCGCCTCTGACGTGCTCGCCAGTAATATCAATCGACTGTATTTGAGTGATTGTGGCTCTTTGAGTAAATAGCTCTCTGATAAATGCTTGGTTTGACACCAGCTTGTTAATCATGGCGGAATCAACAAGTAATTTATCAGCTGTAACTGCATTTGATGCAAGGATTTGAGTTGTAACAGAACCAGATTCGAAATTACCTGTCTTTAATTTATCGACCATCGCAGACTTGATAACCGCTTTGTCAATCAGTGTCTCACCTGTGATGTGGGTTAACTTACCGACAAAGCGATTGTTACCATCGGCACCAATATTGATCCCGTTGATGATGTCCCCAGCACTATTGATATTTTTGATAGCATACGAACCTGCAAGCTGGCTTACTCGTGTTTGTGTGGCTACGTCTTGTGTAGATGTATTGTCGGCGAACTTAGTAGGTGGTCTATTTCCACGGATAAGGGAGACTTTCCCAATCGCTACAGTACCATTTTTCATCAACCAAAATTCCAGCGGAAATTCTCTTAATTTCGTTGTCGTCTTATTGACAGTCATGGTGCCTGTGATGACCTGTATGCCAGTTTTTGTAAAAGTCACTCGGTCAGAAGCAATCACGCTGTCTTCATTCCACAATTCGATACCAAGAGGCTTATCTGGTAATACATCTACCCACGCTACAAGGCGATAACTGATTTTTTCATCCTTGGTAAAGGTAGATGTAGTAATTGGCAATGCGAACCCACGATAGACATTGTTGTTATTCCCGGAATTGGTAATTCTCAACAGTTTAGTTGATGCTTGGTCTTCGACGACATTAGCTTCGGGTTGTTTTTTCTTCCACTTGCTAAAGTTAGTAGGATCGTAGACCAGATTGAAATCATCCAATAAATTAGATACACGACTGACCAGACCATCCGCAGTTTGAGTAACTTGTGAAATAGCTTTGTCCTGGTTTTGAAGAGTTTGCGTGTGGCTTTTAACTGTATCGACCACATCGTTAAATTCAACAACACTTACGATTTCAGAGGTATTAACATCATAGTCAGTCATACGATCAGAATGTTCAAGTTTCATTCCACAAATTTCAAGACTGCCATTGCCATTCTGCCCAAATTGGATTGAGTTATAGGTAGAATCAGCCGTGAATGTGAATTGATATCGAACCCAATCTTTGTTTGAAATACTCTTTAACAAAGCACGATTTCTGTCGTTGGTTGTCCATGAGCGAATCAACAAATTAACGTTTTGACTCGTACTATTGCTAGATACTCTGGCCCAGCAAGACATTGTGTATTTCTCACCGACAACTAAGTTGATACCTTGTGAGATATCCTTATTCCCACCGTTCGAATTTCCTACAACTCGAATACCCTTCTTAATAGCAGTATGTGGTGCATCTGTGAGAGATACTACTTCTGTCCTACCATTACCGCCTGAGTTATTCAGTCGCCAAGTACCTCCTAAACCGTCCCCACTTGGGATAACTGAGGAATTTTGAAGAAGGTTATCATTACGAATAACGTCTCTTAACTTATTTTCAACACGGGAAATAGTCTGTTGGAATCCGTCAACTGATTTTTTGACGATATTTTGGACCTGAACAGCATTTTGGAACCCTTTGTCATCAATCAAGCGATCTACTTCCGTTCGTGATAACTTTTCAGTTATCTGATCAGCCTGTAACTCAATTTGACTTTCGGTAAGACGCAATCTCTCAGTAATAGGGTCAAGTTCCTGCTTAGTCGCAAGCAAATCAATCTTATCGTTTAGATTTCTTGCCGTCGTAAAATTATGATCAGCCAAACTTTTAACACTAAGAGCGTACTTAATAGCATTGTTTCCATCTCTCAGCGCCTCTGCTGCTACTCGGTTTGCATCATTAGCAAGATCATTAATAGCTTGTATTCTCTCCTTCTGAGAGTCAAGCTGTGTATTAAATGACCTATCAAAATCTGCAAATTTGCTATTGACAGAATCGGTCACTTCTTTCTTAAGCACCTCAGATCGTGCCTTAGCTTGTTCGAGACCGTCAGTGATTTCTTGTTCAAGCGCAGTGGCTTTCTTCAAGTATTCAGCGTTAGCATTATCAACTAACTTCTGCACTTTATTCTCATAGTCTTTATCACGAACTGTCAGTTGCTCATTGACTTTGCTTTCTACGAGACTTCCAAGAGCACTGCTAAATGACTGGCTAACCTTCCCGAATCCGATGCTGACAAGCTTCTTCCTCATAGGTGCGAAGCGGTATTTAGTAATCTTCTTACGTAGATCCACATTGTATCGCTCATGGAAGACACTAACAGTATCAAAGAGGTTTACAGGTTGATCAGCCTGTCCGATAACATCAATTTCCAGACTCTCTTCAACCATATCACAGAGCGTTTCACGGAAATAACGTTTCCCGTACTCTTCCAGTGTTCTCTGGTCGACCACATCCTGGTCTTGCACTTCCATGTCTGCTTCGTAGATATTCTTGTATTTGCCAATCAGCGGACTGTCGATTGTCGCAATGAAGACTTGGTCCTTTTTGTGCTCATCGTGACTTTCAATGACACGACGGAAATGGATTCTTGTCTTTAATTCCTTAGTAGACGCAGACTCTTGGTAGGACTTCATGTTTTTCTTATAGGCAAAGAGAGATTCGTTCTCTACTCCTGCTCTCTCAAGTAGCCGGATACTGTACTTATCACGCACAAGATCTCCGCCCCATTGTCCAACGATAGAGTGCTTGTCCTTTACCAAAGCTTCCATCACCGACACATTTTTGAGGTTGATGGTATGCTTGGAGTTGATATCCGAGAAAAATGTGAAAGGACTCGGTCTCTTAAAAGCCGATACTAGAGCATTCATCACAGCAAAGCCATTCACTCTATCAACGCTGATAGTATTGATAGAGTAGCTATTCAGCAAAGTGGCAACCTGGTTGGCATATACTGTAACATAGCCGTGTTGCTTTTCGACTTCGAAGATTGAGAAATACTGCTCGCCGTGCAAGTCATCCGCAACCAGTAAGACTTCATTTTTCAACTCTGTCCACTTGCTGTCTGTCGTTGGGAATTTAAAGGTGAGCTGATAGGTGCTATTCGCTTCTTGGATAATTTCATCATCAAATGCAGCATTCAGAGGAAAATTATTTTCTAGTAAGTAGATCATACCTTATACCTCCAGTTTCCTTGGATTCTCACCTTCGTGATATTCCCACCAAAGACTACCCCAGAAATGCCAGTAGGAATTTCGAAGAATCCACCTCGTGTCCGAAGAGTATTCTTCAAGTTCCCATTCTTGTCATAGACATTCTGACGTTTGTGACGGCAGTCAATAGTAGCCTTAGTATCCAGCTTGAGTTGCATGATTTGCTTACCAATCGTAAGCGTCACATCCCCACTTCCCTCAACTGTGATGACTGGTTCAGAATAGACCGTTCCAGGGTTCGTCACAGTGCCATTACTTGTCAATACGACTTCCGTATTGTTTTTCTGATAACGGAAAGGATGCATCTTGAGTTTGATTTCTAGTGACCAAGCATGGATGCCGTTTTGTCTAAAACTTGAGCCAGCATAATCAGCATAAAAAATAGAGCCTGGTCGATGCCCAAACTCTATTAAATTGTTCTGTTGATTGAATTGCTCAAGGATTTTCTGGACCTCCTCTTCCTTTACAACATACAGGCTGACAGTCTTATCATAGCCATCATATGCTCCATCGTAGATAGGATAGTCTCCATTAGCCCCGTAAATCGTATTATTATCAAAACGTGGCTGAGCCATTTGCTCCTCACCGTAATCGGTGACATAGCAGTTTGGGATTGATCCAGTGTCAAACCCATTAATAATCATGTTGAACATTAGATCCCCTCCCTTGCCATGATTTTAGAATAGCGTTGGTAGCTATTTTGAGCCAAAACATTGCCATCTAGATAAGTTTCTGATGGTTTTTCAAGGATAGCAGTCAATAACTTTTCTAAACTTGACCTTAGAAACGCAATCTCAGCAACGACATTTTGACCATCATACTCATTGCCACCTTTATTATCGATTAGCACGATTTCACGGTTGGCCCTTTCGATCTCTCTCAAGAATTTAGCATCTTCTGGAATACCAATACCAGACGCATACTTAGGAATGCCAAGATTTTGCATCAGGCGTTTGGTCCTGTCAGCTCGCAAGACTTTGGATCCACGAGGCAGTGGCATGATGACATCTCGACCTTCTGGGATGAAGCTACGTCCGTCTGGTAACGTGACCATCTCACGGTAGACTGCATTGCGTTGGTCATTGACCATAGCAAGTCCGCCCGGGTGATAATCTGTACCATCTTTGTGTCCAAATAGTCTTCCGACAGTATTAACGACACGGTTGACTACCTCTGTGGCTGTGATGGTTGTATGCCAGCTAGTGGGTACTGATTGAATCGCACTACTTGCTGAGTTAGCAGCATTCATAGCACTTGTGGCATCACCAGTCATGTACTTCATAGGGCTGTAAAGAGCGTTCCATTCATTCTGCTTGTTAATGGCAGATTGCCCTGCATTTACCGCACTACCAGCATCACCAGTTTGCAGTTTGGTAGGGGATGGAGTTGCATTCCATTCATTCTGTTTGTTGATTGCCGCTTGTCCTTGTTGGACTGCATTGTCTGCGTTTGCTGTAATTGATTTTTCTAACACCTGATAAGCATTTACAGCACCATAAGCCTCAAGGGCTTGGTTCTTGCCAGCTTCAGCACCACTCGCATCCGCATTGATGTTTGTGTTCGTCTCCTTCGGAATGTTCAGGATGTCGTTCATTACCTCAGAAATGACTTTGCTTGAATTGTCCGTAGCATCAATTGGGATGTTAGGGTTCATCCCGACAAGCAAGTTAAGGGCTTGCTGGATTTTAGTGACTTCACCAGTCGCCAAATCTTTAGCAATAAGCTCTTTCTGCTCAGGACTTAACTGATTCCATTTCTGCAAGGTCGAGATAGCAAGGTTTCCAGAATTGATGAATGCCTCGTTCTTCATCAGCAGTTCTTTGACTTCTGCTGGAAGGGCGTTCCATTGAGCGAGTGCCTCCTTGTTTTCAAGGATAGCCTGCATACCTTTGTGACCGTCTAAAACGAGTTCTTTCTGTTCGAGAGTCAGCTCATTCCATTTACCGGTCTCGACCAAGGTCTCACCAATCAACATTTTAGCGTTCGTTTCGAGGTTGGCATTCTTCAAAATGAATTCAATTGAATTCCAGCCATTCTCAGCTTCCAATACCTTGGAGATTTCTTCCTTGGCATTCGTCTTAACTTCACCCTTTTTATCATCAAATACGAGTGAGTTCCAGACTGTGTTCGCCTCAGCGGTCTCTTTGCTCATGTTAGCCATGGACTTCGCAACGATTCCAGATGATGTCGTGACAGTATCAGCAGCAGAACGCATATACTCTTCAAACTGCTTAGCATCAAGCCCAAGAGCTCCCATCCGTGATTTAACACCTTGAAGGGCCTCTTTACTCCAACGGCCGTTGTAGTTGTCAAGGAAGCTTTTCTCCAACTCCATATATTTTTGTTGGTAGGCTTCTTTTCTAGCTAAATGCTCTGCTTCCAGCTCCTCTAATTTTTGATTGCGTTCTTTAATTCCTTTTTCGGAGCCATCATTTTTGTATGCTTCTTTGATAGCTTCCTTACGTTTCTCGTATACCTTCTCTTCTTCCTTGACCCAATCCGTGACTACCTTCAACGCATCTTTCCGCTGCGTTTCATTCATGGATTTGACATCGCCATTCATAGCCTGCATGATAGCATGTTTCTTGTCCTTAGAAATATCCAGTAAGTCCAATTCCTGGCTAATCATTTCGTTTTGAATGTTTGAGACGATGGCCTTTTCTTCAAGGGTTAGGTCTCTATGTTGGTCCTTAGCGTTTTGATAGATACGACCGACCTCTTCGGTCATATTCCGGACATTTACTTTGGTTTGTTCAAGTTGCTCTTCTTGGTTCTTACGAACCTCTTCACTCATACCGACTTCTTTAGCGAGAGCTTGCAACTTCTCTTTCTTCTCATCGATCAGCTTGTCAATCTCGCTATTGAGCTTTTCAAAAGATGCCTTGACATTATCGACATTTCCAGCAGTTGCCCCAAAATCAACGATAGCCTTGTTGGCTTCGTCCACCTTGGATTTAAAACCGCTCAGTTGTTCATCTTGGACCTTGCTGACGGAAGTTCCCCAGCGCTGTGTCCTATTCTCAGCTTCTGCCATCTGCTCAGCGATATAGGTCAAACCGACTAATGCAGCACCCCCCAAGAGGAAGCCCCATGTGGCACCACTACCAAGTGAGGCTACCGCAGTAGATAATAAGCTTGTACTTGTACTAGCTTCAGCAGTTGCGGTTCCTATTCCGCTAATACTTGCGGACAGGGCTTTAAATCCACCAGCCACCGAGCCAGCGTCTTTAAATGTTTTAATGGCACCAGATACTTTACCAATACCACTAACAAGGCTTCCAAATCCTTTGGTCAAGCCACCGATGATCCTGAGACCACCACCGAGCAATTTCAGAGCAGGCCCAGCGGCCGCTCCCATCAAGCCCCATTTGATAATGTTCTGTTGTTGCTCAGATGACATCTTGCTGAACTTCTCAGCCATCTCAGACAGAGTTTTCAGCCAAGGTTTAGCAGCATCTAGCCCACTATTCAAAGCCTTCAGCAATGGACCGCCGAACTCAATAGCGATATCCGTGATCTTGTTCTTAAAGATTTTCAACTGAGATTCAGTAGTTTCGTACCGTTTACGAGCTTCTTCTGTTAGTGCGCTGTTTTCTTTCCATGCACTGTTAGATCGTCTCACCGCTTCTCCCATTGTATCGGATGCGGAGGCAAGAGATTTTAGCATATTTCCTTGTCTGATACCTGTCATACCAAGTTCATCAAGGATGCCGTCCATGTTCTTGCCCTCATCTGTGGCTTTTTGTAGCCCTTTGATGAAGGATTGTAATGCTTCCGCTGGTTTTTCTTTCCATGCTTTGCTGAACTGCTCTGAGGTCATTCCAGCAGTTTGGGCAATCAGTTCTAGTTTTTCAGTCGCCCCTTTACCAACGCCAGATACTGCCTTGCCAATACTAGTAAGAGTTTGTGTCATTGCAGTACCGCCAGCCTCGGCTTCGATACCGACACTACTCATCGCAGTTGCAAGACCGAGGATTTCTGGAGTGGTTAAGCCAGCAAGTTTCCCTCCAGCCGCCAAACGGTTTGTCATTTCGACAATATCACGCTCAGTCGTCGCAAAGTGGTTACCCAAATCTACGACCGCAGATCCAAAGTGCCCCGACCATTCACCCAGGTCATTCTTTGAGACCTGCATAATGTTCCCGATTTTAGCGATTGAGGATGCAGCCTCTTCTGCACTCAAGTTTGTCGAAACCCCAAGGTTTACCATTGTTTTTGAGAATTCTTTGATTGCTCCAACTGGTACACCTAATTGCCCGGCTGCTTCTGCGACATGTGCGATTTCAACCGCACTAGATGGCATTTCCTTTGCCATATTACGAATGCTTGCAGATAGCCTATCAAACTGTTGAGGCGTTCCATCAACCGTCTTTTTGACCCCAGCAAAGGCACTTTCATAGTCAATCGCAGCCTTGACTGCAAATCCAGCACTAGCGACAAGAGGGGCAGTGAGGCCTTTTGTTAACGTCCCACCAAGGTCAGAAACCTTCCGACCAAAACTTTGAATGTGATCTCCGCCTTTTTTGATACTCTGCCCCAGAGCCTCCATTCGGCCGGAGAAACTATTTTCACGAGCAACAGCTTTAAGAGCTTGCTCGACTTTGTACAATTGACCTTCCATTGCAGATAACTTCGCATTCTCACGCTCGATATCTGCAGCAGCTTTGTCATACTTAGCAGATCCAGGATCAAGTTTGTCAAATCCATTCTTCATCTGATCGAGGACCTTTTTCTGTGCCTCAATCGCCTGACCAAGTGATTTGTACTTTGATTTCAGTAAATCTGCATTATTTCCATGAGATTTTAAAGTGCTGTCGAGTGCTTTGACATTATTTTGGAAATACTTCACTGCATTCTTCGCACTTGTTAAGCTAGGATTGAACTTTGACACGTCCAGCCCTAGTTCGATATACATTTGTCCTAGTGGCGTTCCACCTGCCATTTTTCCTCCTTCGAGATAAAAAAAGCCTTTAAAAAGGCTTTACTTTATATCCCATCAAATATGTCTGCAATATCTAGCGGAGTTTCATCTTCGGGGTCGCTACTTGTGTCGACGATACCGATTAAGTCATCCCAGCTAATATCCATAACCTCATTGATACTCATATTGTATGGACCATTAGAGACATTTTTGACAAATTTATAAAAATGCTTTAAAGCATCTTTAGGATCTATTGTTTCCCCTTTGGGTCCACATCACCTACCAGATGAGCGTAGATGTCCATAAATACTTCAATGATTTTCGCAAAGTCTGTATGTTCAAGCAATTGTTCAACTGTGACATTTTCGAAAAGCGAAGCGATAAAGTTCAACTGTTGATCCAATTTTTCAACTTCTGACTTTTCAGACGTGAGCGAGTCATTGAGTACAAGATAGTCACGATAGTCACGAGTAGTGATTTCTTTACTGGAGTATAGGACATCTTCGCCTTTCTCGTTCTTCATAGTGAATGTAATTTTAGCCATTTATTTTCCCTTTCTAAATTAAAAAGCACCTTGCGGTGCCTTCTTTTATTTCGTCCAGTTATTTTTCCCAAATTCGACCTTTGTGACATCTTTAGACGCATTACTTTGCTTCATCGCAAAAATGATAGTCACATGACCTTCCTTGCCAGCCTGGAAGACGACGCTGGAATCCGAATTGATAGCTACAGTATTGTCATTCGAAAATACCGAGTCAAATCCAAGATATTCCCCATCCTCATCACTCGCAAAGAATTTTCTAGGGTTTAATTCAACATTTGATGTGTCCTTGTTATTAATTGTCAGGGTGATGGTGACAGCTTTGTACTCATTTTTATCATGTTCCATAGCGAGTAGTCCTGAAGTGTCTTTTTTTGGTTCCCCGACTGTCATTTCAGTCTGATCAAACAGGGCGGGTTCTCCGAACTGATAGCGGTATTCTCCTTCACTTAATGTGAAATCAATAGCCTCAGAAGCAAGTGTGTGATCTACTGCGAAGACGTAAGTAAAGAATCTAGATTTGATATTCTCAATCCGTTCCTTGTCCTCTTTGAGACTCTCGTATTTCTTTTCTAGCTTGGATTTCTCATTCAGCGCAGAGAATAACAGCCCTGACATCGTTACTAGGCCAATACCAAATGCAATAGTTAATAAAATCAAAATCGAATGTTTATTCTTTTTCATAGCAAACCTCCACAATCTTATTTTACCAAAACTTGAAAAGGTTTACAATGTTAAGATAATAAAACAAAGGGGCTAGATGCCCCCGTTTTATTTTAGCCTGCTACTGCCATACCGAGTTTCGCTTTCATTTTTTTGATTTTTGTTTCATCGCTACCAAAGTACATTGTTCCATATTTGTTTTTGGTGTTCTCATTAGTACTTGCACCCGCGGCGAATGATACGTTTGTAGTAGCAAGTTCCTCAGCTTTTTCTTTGAGCGTATTGAGGTCAATAGCATCCATTGCTAGGTTTCCTTTGTAGAAGCCATAGTAAGCTCCACTGCCATCTGCAGTATTTGATTCTAGCAAGATTGCAACATCTTTTGAAACTGTGTCAGCTCCGAAATCAAGAATGCCGTCGTCGTCTTCGTAACCTAGAGCTTTAACATAGAGCACTACTGGAATATCCAAGAGCCCGAGATCTACCTTAACATCTCCAACCCCACGATTGTTTACGTAGTAAGCAATGTTGCTTCCGAATGATTTGATAGCATCAGCAGCAAGTCCTGAGATCTTAGCTGTTTGAGTTGCACCCTCGCCATCCTTACCTTGAATGACAAAAAGATTGTCTCCTTCTGTTGGAGTTTCTTTTCCGTCCAAAATGCGAACTGTCAAACTCTTAAAGCCGACTGTTGCTGTACCTTGTTTTTGTTGTGTCATATTAAATTTCCTTTCTAATAATCGTCATACAGTTTGCTCTTCCCTTTATAGGTTCTGGCATCTGCATAGCGTTTGATTTCAGGGATCCATTCATCTAGACCCCCGTCCGTTTGGTAGAAGCCTTCTGACTCCATGACTTTCTCAACAGCACCTTGCAACTCTTTGCATTTGATGCGGTCAGTAGACTCTACGTTGATTTGATAGAGAAAAGTCTTTGACAGACTTGTATTGCTCCCACGGTCGCTTTGAAGAGGAGGGCCGACCGGAATGATGACAATGCTCGGCTCCTTCTCAGAAAGCGTCTCAGGACGCTTAAACGACTTGATAGAAATCCCAGAAAGATGCTCATCGCTTTTTAAGGCGTTGTAAATTTCCGTCAATTTATCTTTAATCATCCAAGTCCCTCCGCTTTCAATTTAGAAGCCAGTCTGTACTTAAACTTCTCTTTGTTTGCTTCTGAAAATCTTCGAATCACGCCAAAACCTCGAGGATGTGTCTTCTTCGCATAGCCGAATTCACTCAAGTGGACCAAGCGCCATCGCGAACCAGCACCAAATCCAAGCTTAACCATTGGGACACCTTCAAAACTTCCAGTGACATTTCCGACAGTCGCACTTGCGATTGTCTCACCAGTATCTTTGTAGACTCCCAAGGCACCCTTAAAATCTTCCAAGGTCTCGGTCGTAGCACCTTTCAGTGCCTTGTTGGCTGACCGTCTCACCTTTTCGTCTCCGAGCTTGGTTTCTAGATTCCGGATCACTTCCTCGAATCCGACCAGTGTCGCACCACTACTCATCCCGACCACCTCCGATAATGACGATTAAGAAATCACGATTATCATAATCAGGACGAACATCTATGATGTTCCAGTGTTTACCTTGTAAACGCTGGTCCATCACTTCCACAAAGTGCCGAACATCTGGCTGATAGCTAGTCAGTGGATCCCGAATTTTCAGAGTCATTTTGGCAACCATGGATTTACCAGTGGAGATTTCAATATCCTTCATGCTAGGTGAATAGGCTTTTGCAAAAGTGAAAAATGCCTTCTCAAAGCTAACATCACGACCATCCAAACCATCCTCCACCTTAGAAGTATAGAAGGTGACAGGCGTTCTTAGGTCCCCATTGATTGCTTCCGGTTGCTTGTATTTGAAATTAGGCTTCAATACCCTGTGTTGCTACTTCTTCTGTTGTTTTAGGAGCAGTCCCAACTACTGGACTGATGAAACCAGGTAGTTTTTCCATCAGTTCCTTTTGTCGAGCTCCATCCGCTTCAAATGTGGTTCCGACTTTGCGGATCACATTTTCTTTCAAATCGAAAAATTCTTTTAAAACTTCGACCATGTTCCCTCCTGCTGATAATTGTTAAGAGACAGTTCCAAAATCTCACCCTGAAAATTCGCAAAGAAAAACTCAACCTGGTCATTATAGAGATACCTCGACCGCTCAAGGATTAATTCTGCAACACGGCTATCGCTGGCATCAAATGAATCCGTAAGGTCGAGAATCGCTTTTTCTGACGAAGTGAGCATACGTGAGAGATTGGCATCTTCTGCATTATGAAAGATTTTCATCCGCTCCTTGAATGCTCCCAAAAGCGGATGAAATTGTTTCGTTTCTTCCATTCGGTGTCACCACCTATTATTTAATTTTCAATACCCAGACAGCAGCAGTCTTTTCATCGTGAGCCTTACCGTAAGCAAATTGCTTAGCAGTGTAGAGGTTCAAATCTTCGAGAGCATAAGTCTCAGTGAAGCGACCAAACTCGATTCCACCACCGACGAAGGCATCGTAGCGCCCTTTGACAAATGTAGTCACTTTACCAGCAGTTTGAGCAACTGATTCAACCAAGATCAAGTTGTATGGCATTGCAGTCACATATGTTCCTTGAGCGTTTAATGATGTGTATTGTTTCTTGACATCCCACGCATCCGCTGGGTTGACTACCATCACGACATTTCCTTCAACTGCCACTGGGGTGCCGTCAGACTTAACAGAGTGATGTTTGTACACTGCAGTCAATTCTTTGACAACTGTTGCAGAGTCCGCAAATGTAAGGTTCGCAGTTTGGGCCTCTTTTTCTGCAAAAGTTGTTTTATTGCCAGCCGCAGTCCCAGTGAGGGTACGAGAAAGACCGATAGGTTTGTCGTCTCCGTCACCGTTCAAGAAGGCAGCTTCCAAAGCAGCAGCGAACGCTTCTGTGATTTGAGCAGATACGAATGATTGCAACCAAGCAGGACCGAATTTTTCAGAGTCTTTGGGAATGACTACAAATGCAGTCAATTTGTTTTGAATCTTTTCTTCTTCGTTGAAGGCTTGTTTCAGTTGACCTTGAATTTCACCATTGATTTTGCCCCAAACAGCTTGTCCTGTCTGAGTTGATTGGAGGAATTTAAGGCGGATACCAGCATTGCGCAATCCGATGTGTTGCAAGAGTGGGCGAGATTTAACCATATCATCAAAGATACGGTCGATTGTTTCTTGTGGGAAGAGTTTTTCAACTCCCACAGGAGTGGTTTTGTCGATGTCGTTGAAGAATTCACGAGCTTCAGCAGTCAATTTAGCATCATAAGGATTCATCGCTGAAACTTCCTCATGAGCAGCATGACGAGCTTGTTCCATCATTTCGTTAGTCATCGACTCGATCATTTCATTGTAGAGTTTCGCTTGTTCTTCTTGAGGTGCACCATTTGATACAGCGTTCAAAAAGTTCTGACGAATTTCATTGAATTTGTTTGATAATTGCATTGGCATTAGTATTTTTCCTTTCTAAAATGCAAAAAGACCGAACCCTTTCGGTACAGTCTCGTTTGTGTTATTTTCTGGACTTTCTGGAATATTGAATTTTTTCTGTACAAATTCGCTATTTTCAAAAGTCTCTTGTGCGATTTGTCGAGCCTCTAGTTTATTAGCTACCAGCTCAGCGATTTTATCAACATCAGGAGTCATTGCTGATTTCATCTTGTCAATAAAGTCATGTGGGATCATTGGAGTTTCGCTTGCAGCAAACGTCGGAGCAATCTCTCCGCTAAACATGACACGGTCAGCAAAACCTTCCTTGACTGCTGATTTGGCATCGAACCAAGTCGTCTTGTTCATCAGATCCAATAAATCATCAAGTGCTTTACCAGTTTTATCGACATAAGCATTTGCGATTGACTTATTAAACCCTTCAAGTACCCCAGCTTCATGCAGTAGAGTGTTGTGGTCTCCGTCAACTCGTGATGACACGTTATGGATCATGATTTGAGCAGTCGGGCTAATTTCTACCACGTCACCAGCCATAGCAATGACGCTTGCTGCACTTGCAGCAATGCCCACGATCTTAACAACTACTTTCCCTGAGTAGGACCGCAAAGCGGTATAGATTTCACTACCAGCATACACATCACCACCGCCTGAATTGATATGGACTTCAATGTCCTCACCAGTTTCAGGAAGTATAACGTTTTTAGGAGCGGTACAGTCCCAACCGAACCAATCATACATCCAAACATCATCGTTCGATACAATGGTTCCCTTAATCGGAATCACTTTCATCTTCTTTCTCACCTCCCTTCTCTACATCCTCACCAAGTTGATAATTCTTAGTGATCAGAGGCTTGTCGCCCCACGGTACAGCTTCAAGACCAAGTTCCTCACGGACCTCATTGATAAGCATAGATCCAGAAGAAATCAGCTTGTCAATACTTTGAGCAAGCGAGAATTTATCCCTCTGACCTTCACCGACAATGACAAGACGTTTGTTATCCCTATACTCGCTTTTACTTAACAAAGCAAAGTTCAGGCCATCACTCATCTTCTTCACAAGCGATTGATAGCAATAGCTATTAAACATCTTCTGGCTATTCTCAAGGTTTGCCATATCCCCATGCATCAGCGCAGTAGGTATTCCCAAGATGTCAGCTACTTCATCATCAAATTGCCGACGAAGTTTCTTGAGCTCATCCACGGACAGATTAGAAGTCCCTGTGGTATTGGTCAGCTCAGAATATTCCATTCCTTCTTGAGCTGGGACAATCGCAACTGTCTTAGTTGTAAACGACTTAAAGAGTCCATCGGCATATTTCTGCATTTTGGCACGCTTCGTATCGTCGAAGCTTGCATTTGTCCTTGTACTAAGGACTCCACGGATTTGATTATTTCGTGCCAGCGCTTCGACTAGCCGAGTGTGTAGTTTCTCGTAGTCATTAAACAACTGAGTAAAATACTCTTGAAGACGATTGTTGTTGTACTGCAAGAAAATTACTTCGTTCATCTTGAATGGTTTTTGGAAAGTGTAATTCTGACAAGTCACAGACGTGAATGTATCATCATACACAGCATACTTTTGACGAATGTACGAGTCAGCTATTAATAACTGATCATCACTCGACAGAAAGATTAAGACTTCATTCTTGGTCAATAAGCGATAAATAGCCTTTTGCCAAAATTCAGAAGCCGACTCATTCTTGTTAGGCCTTACATTTAGCAGATAATCCCAATCAGTAGCCTTCTTCTTCCCGTTCTCAATGAATTTAAACTCAGACCTTGCAAAGATGCGGGCCACAAATTCAGCAGCCTTATCAATCGATAAGCTCTTTAGTTGCAGATTTCCGAAAATCCGCTCCAGCTCATCAAATTCAAAGCTTGGTTCCGGAACTTCACGCTTGAATAAATTTAGCCATCCCAAGGCACCTCCTCCTTTCTTAAATTTTATGCCAACCACCCACCCGGGACCTTATCCCTTATCGTTTAAAGAATGATTTCTTAGAGCGCTTCATATCTTGCCTAATAGCTTCGAACTCTTTGTTCGTCTGCTCGATATTCTCACTGCAAGCATCTTCATGACGCTTCAAGGCTTGACTTAGAGTATTCAACTCACCTTTCAGCACAGCCACTTCTGACTTCAAGTGCTCGACCTCGGTATTCAAGGCCTGTTTCTTCTTCATTCGTTTATTCATTTGGTTTTCCTTTCTAAAAATCCCAATCTTCAATCACATCAAGGAATTCACCCACAGTGCTCTCCTGGATGATTTCTCTCTTGTAGAGAGCAGCAATAAAAGCGTGGAATCCATCGGTCTTGCGTCTCACAGACTCTTTCTTCAAAAACCTCTTGTTTCCGTCCTTGTCTTCCTTCACGAAGGTGTTATCTGTGTACCACAGCATTGACCTATCATTTCCAAAATTGAATCTCTCATTCGCAAACCCGTCCTCAATGATTGGTGCCACCTTGGATTGGATAGCCCCTGGATTACGAAGAAATTCAAACTCAAAACCAGCTTCTTCCAGTAACGGTTTCAGCAAGTCCATCCGAAATCCATCGGCACAGACTAGCTCAATATTGTATAGCTTACGCCATTCGTTCAGCTTAGCGACCAGCAACCGTGGATCTATACTCGGACCATCTACGACCGTAAAAATCCCTTGCTCCTGCCATTCACGGATTGGAGCCTTGATTTTAAACGCATCAAGGAAAGTCTTCCGAGCAAAGCTGTGTTGCCTCCAGATGAAATCATCACCATCCTTAAACAGTAATCCAACAGACGCAAAGTCTCGTATGCTTGCGTAGTCAAATCCAGCCACACACGACCTTCCAACAAGTTCAATGTCTGCATCCCTCAAAGTAGCAAGCAACTTATCACGAGTCGTCACATCTTTCTCGAGGTCCGCTTCTGGGAGGTTCATCCGCTTGGTCATAAACTCTTGTCTGCCTGATGGCTCGAGTTCCAAGTCATCATAGTCAGCTTTCGTTCTGGCCAGCAGACGTTTAGCGTAAGGAGTTGTCTCATCCAACATAGGATTCGCTTTTGGCCAGTTGCTCATATCGTCCACTTCTTCCGGATCATCCAACTTGCAGATAAATGGGAATAAGCGAAACTCATCAAGTTCACCATTCAAGATTTTCATCGACTTCTCAATCAGCTTGTCATAGAACCCTTCACGGACGTGCCCGTTGGTACCGTTGTAGAAGGTACGAGCGTGGGCAATCTTACCAAGCCCTGACCGCTGGATTTTAACAGCAGAATCATTCTCAAATTGGTGAATTTCATCAAATTCAAGACAACCATCACGAGCCGAGTCCATTGTCTTCGGATTATTCGTCCGATAAGAAAAGACCGAGTTATTCCCTCGGCCTGTAATAGACATCTTTGTCAAATAGTAATGGTCCTCCAGACCTCTTCGCTGGACAGTTTCATAAACTTCCTCAAACGAGACCTTGCCCTGTTTCTCAGAATTGGCTGTGATAGTCACATCGTAATCTCTGACTGGATAGAGAGGGCTGATGAAGAATGCGGCCCGACTGGACATAAAACCATTCTTCCCTCCCCCACGGGAAAGAGTCAGCAATATTTCATCAAATTGAGGTTCACCATCTTCTTTCCTGAACAGGAAAATGAATGGCGTGATAAATTTTTGATACTTGGCCAGTGGGAAGAAATTCTTCTCTGTGAACTGGATATATTTCTCAATCAAAATATTGTCGAAATACAAATCATCTCTTGGATAGATTTTTTCTTTGATGACCTTGAATAAGAGCGAGCGTTCCTTGTTGACTTTGATTTTTCCTGATTCAGCAAGTTCGATATATTCATCAATCAGAGGATGTGAAATCACAATAGATCACTTCCATCCGATGATGGTTTCTTCTCGACTGGTGAATTTTCAATCTCAAAGTCAAAAGATCGCTCGATGGCTAAAAGCTGATTGCTGGTAGTGTTGATTTCCTTGATCAGCGAGTTTGCTTTTTGGAATCGTTGCTGACCATTATGCACAGTGATGACCAGGCCGTCTTGATGAAGCCTTTCTTTTAACTCATAAAGCAATCGGACAAGATAAATATATCGATGGACTTTCTCATACTGGACAGCGTCCTTTTTTCGTGTACTGAAATTCCCGATTTTAGAAAGTAACTGATTTTCTAAATCTTTTATATTTTTTTCTGTGTATTCTTCCATTAGCCCCCACCCCCTTCATTTTTTTGATAAATATTTGGATAATCGACCCCTCCCACCGGTTCCCTGGCGCTTGATTTTTTCGATTTTTTTCGACCGGGGGGTCTTAATTTTTTTTCGTTCAACAAATTTTACCCCCACCATTCGTCAGTTCTGAAATTTTTGTTTTCCATTTTGGAAGACTTGCGGAATTGGAATCTATTGTGTCGTTTGTTGTGGCACTCTTTGCAAAGAGTCCGAAGATTGTCTAAATCTAATGCGTGTTCTGGATAATACTCGAGCTCTTTGATGTGGTCGACTTCAAGAAGAGTTCTTGTTACTCTTCCCTCATCTCGACACCAAACACATTCATAATGATCTCTGTTCAATGCTTCGAGTCTTAACTTCCTCCACGGATCTGAGTTGTAAAATTCTGCTCGAGTTTGTTTTGTACTTACGTCTATTTCTTTTCCATTCATTTTCGATATATTCTTTTCTGAATTTATCCCACTCGGATTTAGATCTTTCCCATTCGAATAACGATGGGAATCTAACAGCGAATCTGATCTTATTTACATTTGTTTTCATGATTGCCTTTCTGAAATTATTCATCTATTCATTGAAAATACTTCTGTTTTTCTCTTCTGAATTAGACATATCTTATATTCTGTCTGATTCGCACCACTATTTAAAAGTTAGTAAAATAAATGGACCACGGAGATTCGATGAAACAAATTAGCGTTTTCCTCGTTATGTCTAATTATTAACTATAAATCAAAATTAGACATTGCTTTATCTCGTTGATCTTGTCTAATCCCGATATATCGAAGTGTAATCGCAGGAGATGAATGATTGAATAAATCCATGAGCATTGCCACGTCCTTGGTCTTCTTGTAGTAGTGATAGCCGAATGTCTTTCTCATCGAGTGTGTACCGATGTTTTCAATTCCACATTCGATTGCAGCTGTCTTCAGTATCCAGTCAACTGTTCGTCTGTCGAGCGGTTTGTTCTTCCCTATCCGACTTTGAAATAGATAATGATGCAGTGGTTTGTCTTTGATGTACTCTCGGATTTCTTTCTTTAAGGTCTTCGTCATTTTGAGTTGCTTGCGCTTCCCAGTCTTCTGCTCCTTGACTTTGATGTACCATCCTTGCACGTCTTTGACTCTCACTTGTAAGATATCACCTACACGCAAACCAGAATTTATTCCAAACAAAAAGAGCAGATAGTTTCTTTCGTTCCACTCTCTCAGATATTCCTTCATTGCTTTGATATCATCCTTGTCCCTGATTGGGTCCACAATGTTCATTGACTCACCTCCTTTCAAGGTAAAATAAAAAGCCAGCTTATGCTGACTTGGCTGATATTAGAAGTATAGGATTCGAACCTGTGACACGCCGGTCATAACCCGACCGCTCTACCAACTGAGCTAACTCCTAACCCGTTTCATAAGGATCCATCGGTTCGGTTTTACCCGATAATACAATTTTAGCACCTTTTTTTTGAAATTTTTCCACGATTTCAGCCAGATTTTTAACTTTTTTCCAAATTTATTTTAAATTTGCTGTTGGCTGACAACTCAAAGATCTTCTTCTCGAGCTTGTTGAAGAACGGTTCGATGACCTCTTTGTAGGTCAATGACTTGCTACAATGCAAGTATTTGATTGATGCTCCCTCAACTGTCAGAGTTCCGTCGATGTAGATTGCTTTGATTGCAGTCCATTCGTTTTCTGGAGTTAAAACCTTGACTGAAGAAATGGCTTCTTTCATCAATTCGAGTCGATGCAATTCTGGATCTGACTCTTTCTTGATTATGTCTGATAAAGCCTTTGGAGTCACAGTCTTGTTACTCTTGATGCCCGTGTTAGGATCAGATGGTTTCCAAGGTACTTCAATTTCTTCAATTCGGTCCTTGATTTCTTTGTCAAATGGATATTGTTTTAGTGCCAGGATAAGATATCCATAGCGACTTCGTAGGTTCATTCAATCACCTCTCTTTTGAATATTTCAATCATTCCTGTCAATGTCGCTCTGTAGGCCAAGGCTTCGTGCAACGTTTCGAACTCTGTATCATTCGCTCTCGCTGGATGAGTCCCTTCCCACATGCAGTGGCCTTCATACTGTCTTACAACATATGTCATTTGATGTCCTCCTGTTTAACGAAGACACCATTGACCATTTTCCCTTTCCGGTCCTTAATTTCTTCGTAAGCAGCTTGAAGACATTCTTCAACCGTTAAATCGTAAGCCCCCCCAATATTTGCGATGCTGTCCGTGATAGCTGCCAAATCTTGTTCCGGCCAAAATCTTGGGCGGTCTGCGAGTTGGCTAATGTGGCGCAGTGTGAATTTAAGACAGCTATCAACGTCTTTCAAATGCCGTTCGTTGAATAGTCCAGTAGATGTTCTGTTCAGAGCATCTTCGATTTTAATATTCTCTTGCTGGCAAAAGATAATCATGACAACCATCATATCACCGATGGAGTCTTTAATTTGATCAACATTGTTTTTTAGATGACCTTGGACCAATTCCCCAAATTCCTCAACCAGTTTCAAGATTTGCTTGCCACTGTCTTGGTTATTCAACCCACGATCAATTGACCAAATTTCAATTCTTTTAATTAGTTCGTCCATGCTTTTCCTCTTTCATTTGTTCTTTTAGTTTTCTTTCACGATTCAACGTTACAGTCAACACATCGTTTTGTTGCCGAATCAGTCTTTTCATCGCTTCATTCTCCTTCTTTGTGCTCTTGGCTTTTAGCGCAGCGACCAAAGCCCACGCAAGACCACCTAGCCAACCACCAACGAACCCAAGGAAAGCAATATTTTGCAGATCCATCTATTTCACCTCTACTTTTTCTCCTGTGAATTTGTTTTCAAGAGTTCTAAGCATTGAATATTTTTCATTGCCATATGAATAAAAGATCGTTTTCAGCTCTTGCCACTGACTTCTTGTGTATGGATATCTTTCTGGTCGTTTCATTCTGTTACCTCCTAATCATTTCTTTTTTTCAAAAAGTTATATACAACTACCCCCCAAAAGCAAGACCACATTATGTCTGATAAAGACTTAAGGAATTGTGCTACTGTCATTCTGTTACCTCCTCAATCTAAAATTTCTTTGGTTTATTCCTTTTAAAAATAGGGTTCTTCTTTTCTTTTTGCTTTTGCTTATGAAAGTTATTGTCTTTTTCAAAAACGGATTGTTCATCTTTCATAATTTTATTCATACTATACGGGGTCATTTCCTTAATCTCCTCTTTTTTATGTTTTACTGTGATTTCTAAAAAGAAAGACTGGTTTGGAATTTCAAGTGCGAAAGTTGTTGTGTTGTTTTCAGGAGAGTTTAACAGATTACCAATTTCAAGAATAAGCTCAGTAATACTACTTCCAAGTGTTAATGCCATCACTCCACCTCCAACAATTCCGGATTTTCGTAAATGTTGCCGATAACCTCACAATTAGTATGTCGTAACCACAATTCACATCCGTGTTGATTAGATTCAAGACGATATGCCCCTCCTCGATGCCTTACAATTTCGTAATAAGTGGGATCAAAATAGACATCCTTAGCCATTTTGACTATATCCACCTCAAAAATCTCCTTCCCATTCTTATCAAACAGGCCCGTGGATTGCATGAGGTTGACATCATCAAAGTTTATGAAATTTGTTTCACCAAATTCCCAATGCTCCCCAACTAACACTCTTTTTTTTAAATCTATCAAAGAAACATCTAGCATTGTTTGCAATTCTTTATCCCACGCTCTGTATCTTGGTCTCATCCCAAATCCTCCTCTTTCACGAACGAGCCGTCAATCCAACGACCCTTGCGGTCTTTGATTTCTTGATAAGCAAGTTCAAAACATTCATCAAAATCATATCCAAGGGCATTATTGATTGATTTTAAATAGCAGATTGATTTTACTAGATTGTATCGACAGAAATTCTCGATCTTTTGATTTTGATACAATTGAAACTCGCTAATGTTCATACTCAGCCATTTAAAACATTCCATCACATCTTCATTTTTGATGAAACCTGATTCCTCAAAAATCTTATGCGCATCTTCCTTGATAAGCAAGGCCAGACCGACAATCACGACTGCACAATCTCCGATACTGTCCTTAGTCAGCTTCTCATTTTTCTTGAGATAGCCAGCGCATAGCTCGCCGAACTCCTCACTGAGCTTAAGTGACTGCTTGTCCAACCGTCCGCCGTTTTCAAGGTCACGGTCTATAAACCATTGTTTGACTTTGTTTATTGTTGTCATTTTAACTCCTTTGCTATTGCAGCGATAACATTGACTGTCACGCTATTCCCTGCCTGTTTGTATAATTGACTGTTGCTATTTACTTCTTGAGCTTTGTCAAATGCCCAGTCAGGAAAGCCTTGTAATCTCCAACATTCACGAGGTGTTAGTTTTCTAATTCTGAAATCAGGTTCAACCACCCCTTGACTTTCTCCAGTTAAGAGAGTATTTGCTATCTTCTTACCTACTCGCCCTCTGCGTGTTTTAGAGTTATTGTAATCTCTTCGCCCCACTGGCTTCGTGTGTAAGGGTATTTGTTTGGTCGTTTCATTTTGCCCCTCCCATAAAATTATTAACAAGGTTTTGCTGTTCAGTATCGATGATTTTATTTCTATAATTCAATATCGGAGCCATAACATCATTTATAAATGCAGGCTTCAAAATGATTTCATTTGTTTCCAAGAATCTTTTACCGTTGATTTTGATTTTGATATCATAACCGTTAGCGATATGCTCAAGGTCATCTTTAGACAGGGAGATTACAAATTTACTCATCACTCCACCTCCTCAACTTCCATTCCTGGGCAATCAAATACCCAGCCAAAGTTGTCTTCTTCTAATTGTTTACGGGTGTGCTTGGTTCTGCACCCACCGATTTCGGATTTTGATTCCCAAAAATATTTTTTGGATAATAAACCTTTATTAAGATAGCAACCATAATCATTAACACCTTTCATTCTAACCATATACCGCTTTTCCTCGACCTCGTAGCCGTCAAGCCAAGCACGGGCGAAGAGTTCTTGATTTCCTTCGACCTCAAAAAAATCTTTTAGCTTTAAATCATCTTTTTGATTTGCATAGTTGCCAAAGTATAGATCGCCCATCTCTAGAGCGTGATACAGGTCAACACCAGTTCTTTTACAATACTCAATCCAACCCGCCACAAACTGCGGGATTGTGACTTTCTCACGTTCCACAGCACCATCAAACTTCCCTTGCTCATAACCAGCCTTATATTTAAAAGTCCCATAGTCGCTACCTAGCTCATTTAAAATTCCATTGATCCATACTGCTTTAGTTCCAAGGTCAAACTTTTCAATTCGTTTGATGACATCTTTTAATTTGATTTCATCTTTCTTGACAATTTGATCTGCACTTATAACGCACTCAGTTGGTATTTCCACTTTTTCGCCACTATCCAGAATTACCGCAATTTGTAGAAAGTTATCTGTTGAAAAAGCGGCCTCATCAAAAGTTCCATACAATACAACTCTAGTACAATCTTCCATTTTATAAATCCTCCTCACTTTCTTCATAATCATCAACAATAAAATAGTTAATGTTTTTTGGGTTCGCATAAAAATTTCTTATTTGCATTACGTTCCCATTATTGAACTGACTGATGATTTTCATTAGTTCATCTTGAGTGAAATCTTCCACCAAGAATTCAATTTTTTCCGAGTCTGAAAAATCAATTGTGATTTTTTTGTACTTCATCCCTTAACCTCCCAATTTGCTAAATGGAACTTCCCACCGATAATCATCATATTCATAACAAACATTTTTGATAATTTCACCTTTTGAAATTTCAATTTCCTGCGTGAATTCCATGCCACACTCAAATGTAAAAATTTTAATATCAACATCAAACTTACTTGAAATTTTTTGATAATCATCTGGATCTACTACCCAGGCTTGATTAAAATCATTTATCTCAATAACCAAATAATCATCGTCGAGCCAAAAACTCAACTTATTATTTTGAATAAAGGCCCTTCTTGTACCATTGATATAAAAATATGATGCTGTGGTTGTTAATTCGAACCACCCAATTTCAAGATCCTCTTCGATTTCCACATTATCAGCAGTACAAAACATGTATTTCAATGCTTGTGCAATATTTTCTTTTTTTCCTCTTAATTTAAGAGACCCTTCGGCCCAATTTGGCATTATCCTTTTACCTCCTTAACCTCTGCCATCGTGCTATTTACTAGCCAATCAAGTCCAAGGTTCTCTAGTTCTTCCATCGTCAAAGTCTGCTTGAACTCGATTGTATATCTTGTATCATCTTCAAGTTCGATGATGTACGTTCCCTTCTCGCCAGTTTTATGAGTTTGAGATAGTAGCCTATACAAGCTATTCATCTTCAATCCCGTCTGTTTAGCAATTTCCCTCATCGTCCCAAATGCTATCAACGTATCTCGCTTATAATAAGCGAACGTTCGAGTCTTCATAGGAGACCCGAGAAGTGCCACATCGTCAACGTCGAAGAAATCGCAGAGAGATTCAAGCGAAAATTTATCTGGCATACGTTCACCACGAATCCAATAGTTGATTGTGCTTTCTGCATATCCTAGCTTTTCAGCAAATTCTTTCCGACTAAGCCCTCGCTCGCTTAATAGCTCTTTGATGTTTTTTTTCAGCTTGAGTCGCTGATCACTATCGTATTTCACTAATTCAACCATATCACTTCAATTCCTTTGCTATTGCAGCGATGACATTCACGGTCACGCTATTGCCAGCTTGCTTGTATAGTTGACTGTTTGAGTTGACCTCTTGCGCCTTGTCGAATGCCCAATCCGGGAAACCTTGAAGTCTCCAACACTCACGGGGTGTCAGTTTTCTAATTCGAAAATCTGGCTCAACCACTCCTTGACTTTCTCCAGTCAGAAGAGTGTTTGCTATCTGCTTACCAACTCTACCTCTACGAGTTTTAGAGTTCGGGTGTGACAAGTTAATGCTATCCCCGATTGTAGCTTCAGCATAGCCTTGCGATGTTGCTTCTGTTATTTTTAAAACATTATTCTCATGATAACTATTACTTGTCAAAGTAGGAGCGATATCATGTTCTCCGCCTTGATTATAACCATGACCACGCTGAATTATTTTGGGTTCAAGACCTCCACCTTGATATGCCCGTATCGTCGGGGCTATCCCGTCTGTTTCGTAAACGATCCCGCTTTGATTAAAATTAGGCTGGATTGTCCCATATTTTTTGATATCATTCGAAACAACGATTTGTTTAGGTTCTTTGTAATCCTGAGCCAAAAGTGTACCGACTAAACCAGTCGGATTATAAACCACACTTCCTGTTCCTTTGCATGCCCCGTTCGGATTTTTAGTATTGCCGACAATTTCTATTTTTGGCCGTTGACAATTAGGTTCTTCACTTTCTCTTCCGAAAGGAAAAACGTTTCTGGTACGTTCTCCTCTAAGATGTCCGACAATGAACACACGTTCCCGGTTTTGAGGGACTCCAAAATTCTTGCTGTTAAGTATTTGCCATTCCACATCATACCCCAATCCGTCCAAGGTTCTGATGATGGTTTCGAATGTAGCCCCCCCGTCATGATTGAGGAGTCCTCTGACATTTTCAAGGAATAGATATTTAGGTCTGAGAATAGATGCGAACCGACAGATTTCAAAGAACAAAGTTCCTCGTGTATCTTCAAAACCTCGTCTAGCTCCCGCAATGCTGAAAGCCTGGCACGGAAATCCTCCACAGATAATGTCCACACTTCCGAATCCTCGAACAGACTCATCTGTGACTCTTGTAATGTCATGTAATTCAATCTCTCCTTCTGTATCATGTATTGCTTTGTAGCTTGCTCTTGCAAATTTATCAATCTCACAGAAGCCTATACATTCGTGACCAGCGGACTCCATCCCGAGGCGAAAACCACCAATGCCGGCAAATAGATCTAAAAATTTCAATCAATCCCCTCCCATCAAAAATGCTTTCTCCGCATGCTAGTCATCCCGTCAAACTTAAATCCGTGGTTCTTATCAACACCCTTGCATGCACGATCCATGATAGCCTGATTGTAGACTGACTCAATATCAGCACTACTCTCAAGATTGCTTGTGATAATCGTGCAATTGCGGTTATCCAGGATAGAGAATAAGATACTCTTGGACCAGTCGCTAATCTTCTCTTGCCCCAAATCGTCTAGGACAAGAAACGGAACCTTCGAAAGTCGAGCAATCCACTTCTGCTCCGTCTGTTCCTCGTTGCCAAAATCATTTCTGATTTTAGCCAACAGTTCCGGAAGCTTGATAAACATCGCATGCTTCTTCGTCCGATTTGATACGTCCTTGATGATCCCGTAAGCAAGATGACTCTTACCTACACCAGCCGGACCGAGAAACAAAACATTATTGGTCGCTCCATTGCAATATTCATCCACTATCCTGTTAGCAGCAGAAAGCATTTCTTTCTGCCTAGTGGTCGTCGCCTCGAAGTTCCCAAGAGTGGCATTTCTCAATTCAGCATTCACGATGGACGAATTAAACAGCACATCCAATCGTTTAGCTTCTGCCCGCTTGTCTTCCAGTTTCCAGTATTCCAGCTGTGTCTTCTGCTCATCACGTTCGATAGACTCTTTGCCACAAGCTTGACACACCTCGACTTGATTCGGTCCGACCGCATACATCTGTTCCCCGTGTTTCGGACAAACCTTGTCAATTTTCGTCATGGCCCATCGGCCAAATACAATTACTTCCTTATCCTGCATGGCCACACCTCGCACAATCCATCAGGTGTGCCAGTTTACCCAGCACAGCCTTTGGATTAGGATGAGCTAACATGCGTTCTTTCATCGAGTCGCTGAGAGGGTAGAACTCCTTCTCAAACGCTTCGATGACATCTGCTAATGTAATCATGTTAAACTCCTATGTCGTTGCTACTGTTTCGATTAGAGCGAGGAGCTTCGTTTAAGTACGTTTCAAACTTAGTCCCAAACAAAGTCTCTGGTCTCAAATACTTATTCATATCCTTATTCTTCAACCAGTCCTTACTCTTGGTATCGATTACCTTTTTAAAATCATCTAACCTAAAACCATCATTCCATCTAGCACGGATTAACTTGCGACTGGATTTCCCAGTGTGGGTGTATCCTTTCCCGCATGTATTGTTCAGATGCTCAATGATTTCCTGGTAAGGGATAGGCTCCTCGTATGATTCGTCAGAATCAGCACTATAGGTAGTTAACCTATCCTTATCTAACCTATCCTTACCTAACCTAACCTGTGGCTCCGGAATGGATACATCATGTATACATTTTTTCTCAGTGTTAAAATTAGCCACTTTTGACTGATCATATTCCAAGTGAGATTTCTCATCCTGGTAAATAGTTGTTTGGAATCGGTCAGATTGGATGTAGTTGTGGATTCGCCAATGCCGAATGACAACCACACCACTTTCGAACGGAATCAGAAAACCTTTTGCGATAAGGATTTTCATATCGTCGTCGCTGGCTCTGATAGTCCGCTGAATCGTTCGAGCACGGTCGATGAAACCTTCATCATCCGCTCCCATATTCAAGTGAAAGTAGAGAGCTTGTGCAGATAGAGGCATCTCAAGAAAATGGTCTGTGTCAGTAATTTTCTTACTAAACATACGTCTTTGTGCCATCTCGTCACCTCCTAAAACACGCAAACTCCTAATTTTTCCCATTCGTCAATATAGGCTTGCTGAGCTTGCCCGTTGTACCCACAAGCGTGGTATGCAAGCCCGTAGTTTGTATCACTATTCATTTGATCAAGCAATACGCCTAAGTCTTCCTTGACAAATTTCTTTAACCCTTTGAGATCTCCACATGGATAGAACGGACGGTATCCATCAAGGTCTAGTTGCCACATCCAACCGTAAGGAGTATTCTCGTATACGTATTTAATTTCTTTGATTTTCATCTTGTCACCTCCTAAAACGGTAAGTCGTCATCCTTGGTGTCCATTGGATCCCCTGCAAACGAAGGAGGCATCTGCTCGGCCATGGAATTCTGATTTGCAGAATTGGCACGCTTTTCCAGAAGCTGGAAGCTTTCAGCAACAACTTCTGTCACGTAGACACGCTGCCCTTGCTGATTTTCATAATTGCGAGTCTGGACACGACCAGTGATGCCGACAAGGTTGCCCTTCTTGGTCCAGTTTGCGAAGTTTTCCGCTGACTTGCCCCAAATCACACAGTTGATAAAATCGGCATCGTATTCACCATTCTGGTTTTTAAAATTCCGATTTACCGCAAGAGTGAACTGCCCGACTGCTTGATTCTTAGGAGTATAACGAAGGTCAACATCACGAGTCAGACGACCGATAATTACAACATTATTGATCACTTTTACCTCCAATCAATGTACATGCCTTTGCCAATGCGTCTAGCGTTGCATTTTCCTTTGTCAGTGCTTGTTGCTGTAGCATCATGGCTTTCTCTTTCTCAATCAGCCAGTCCATGTGGACCTTTGCTTTTTCCAAGTCTTCAATACCGTTCTTCTTACGATAACGAAGCAGATACTTGAGTAGATTGCCCAAATGATACCCAGTCAACTGCTCATCATTCATAAAATTGCGATGGACATCAATGGCTTCAAGGCCATTTCGACCTTGGTAGTGTTTTGGATTGTGTACGTTGTCGCTCATGCTGTCATTCCTTTCACATTGTTCTTTTTGTGGATTTCGGTCGCACGTTTATTAAGCAATTCCCGCTGATATTTAGCTGATTTGTAGTAGCGCATCTTCTCTTTTTGGCGGATGATGATGCAACGCAATACGAAGATCGCTAAGCCTGAAAGTACTGCATATGTAGCAAATGCCACTGCTAAAAAAATTTCAATTTTCGTCATTTTCCTCTACCTCATTAATTGTTGGTTTTTCTGGGAATAATTCCCGGTTGAATTTGTTAATTATAAAATCTTGGGCCTTGTTGGATTCTTCCATTCGTCCGACAATCTCGGCCCATCGTCCAATACTTCTTGAATGCGAATACACTCGTTGTTCCAATTCTTCAATTTTCTGTTGTTGGTCATATGAGACCTTAATCATCACAATCGAAAATAGCGTGAAGAAGAATAGAAGCATCATTGTCATGTATTTTAATTTTCTAAGGCTCATGCTCGAATAACCCCGTCATTCTTAAAATCAACAGCCATTTGATGTAACCGCTCTTCAAATTCACTATCAGACAGCTTCATCAATTCGGCTTTTTCTTCGACCTTTAGCGGACGGTTGGCATCTTGCCAATCCATCATTTTCAATAATTTTTGAATGGGATTCATTTTTTCTCCTTCAAATTTTGTCTTTTGTTCTATAGCCCTTAAATTTATTTCGTTAACTATATCTTTTATGAGCTTTTGTAACTTAATCAAAGCTTCACTATAAGTTTCTGATTGTTCAATTAGCCAGTCAGACAATTCTATAATTTTATTTTCAAAATCCATCTCAAGACCGATGACCTTTCTATATTATGAAGACGCTACTACTCAACTTGCTGTTGAGAAAATGAAATTTTAATTTCAAATTGTTCAAGCTGAGTGATTGCTTCTTTCAACTCCTCAGTTTTTTTTACGACTTCGTTCAAGATTTTATTTAATTCGTCTAGATTTTCTAAAACAATGTTAATTTTCCCCATTTTTAAAAACCTCACAATATACGTTCAATTCCATTTTTAATTTCATTTTCATTTTTTCTCCTTCAATTTGTGTTATAATTAATCTATAGTTCTTTCAAAGTGCCTTTCTTTAAGGCGCTTTTTTTATTTTTGTAAAGTACGGCAGAATCTGAGAGCATCTTCCAAATTATAGAGATACTTCCCACCTTTGCCAGATTGTTGAAATTGAAATTTCCCTTGATCTCTCCACTCTTCCAGCTTGGTTCTGCCCCATCCAGTTGCTTCCTGCAATGCCTTGATGGGTACCCATGTGATTTGCCTGCTAGCTCTTCTTTGGGCTTCTTCCATAGCTTTTATGTTGAGAGTTACAAGTTCTTCGAACAACTTATCTTTAAAGTCGGTTCCGAATAGCTCTAAGACCATTGCAAAATCCTCTCTATTCTTTATTTTTCTTTTTGTTCTATAGCTCTTAAAACTATTTCATGAGCTATATTTTTAGTTAGCTTTTGGTGAAGTTATTGTGACTTTTTAATGATGAACGTTCCAGATGCTAGATTAAAAAGAACTTTACCATTTTCTGAACTAAGGACTTGTTTTTTAACAAGTTCTTTTTTTAATTTCATTTTCATTTTTTTCTCCTTATACAAATTTATTTCAGCAGAGTATTAGGAAATGATTGCTTAATTGATATCTGTTGAAGACGCTCCCGACCATTAATATAGTCGATTTGAATCAGGGTTTCAGGAACTTCGTCCGTGCTTGTCTCCCAAACAATGCTAATTCCTTGTAAACCGATATCTTCAGCTTGAAAATCAACTCCATTTAAAATAACGTGAGGTATGCTAGAATCATTGCTGATCTTAATTTCTAGATTTTCGATTTGCAATATCTTTTTTAAAGGTTCGTCCATTTATTTCTCCTCACCCGACCAAACTCATCTGTCCGTTTCGGGCTTTGATTTCTAGCTTGGTGTTTGCTGATGGCTCCCAGCTATTCCAGTAGTCAAAGGCTTGTTCTTCGTCCTTACGCTTCAGCAAGTCATAGCGAGGGATCCGGAAGTAGTCCTTGAAGTCTTTAGCCGCCTGAGAGAAAACTGATTGTGCAAAATGTCGGTCACGGTATGCCTGGCTGTCTTTGCCACCAAGCAAGGCCACAACTTTCTTCTTGCGTAGTTTTTCCAATGCCAGACAGACCGAAGGGTTGACTGGTTGCTCATTTTTCAGATAATCGACATCAGCTGACAAGATGGATTGCCCTTCTTTCAGCTTTTTCAATTCCTGTAGCGCATGGATCATTGCGTCTTCTACAACTAACTCGGTAGGTTGAGTAGTAACTTCATTCATTATTCAAATTCTCCTTCTAAAATGTTGCTTTCTTTGCGGATGTCGTTCAAGTCGTTAAAGAATCGAAGACCTCGGCTGATAAAACTGTCAAATTCATTTCGGATGATTCCGTCTGCTTTAAGGACTTTCTCTTCATCTGCGTAGATTAGACCGCCCATGCTTGCTAAGAAATCATTTCCTTTTTGCAAAAGACTGGTGATATTTTTGTAAGCTGATATCTGTTTCTGTACGTTGTTCAGTTGACCCCATGATTCTTCAATCGCTCGAGTCAATTCATCGTACTGAGCAGATTTCTTATCGACCTCTTCACGCTGGGCCAGTGTGTCAGCAAGTTGCTTTTCGATAAATTCAGAGCGTTCCTCAATGGCTTTGACCGTTTTGGATAGTTCCTTATTCTTTTCTAGCAACTGCTTGTTTAGGTCCTGTGTGGCCTTGTAATCGTCTGGGATGACTTCCTTGATGGTTTCCTTAACTTCGACCTTGGAAGATTTAATACGCTCGTTTTCAGCTTGTAGACGCTTGTTTGCAAGCTTGCTGAGGTTGAGCTTCTTCTTGATTTCCTGAAGTTCTCGTACCGTTGGATTGTCACCGTCTTCGATGCGTTGGATCTGCTCCTCTCGCTCTTCTTCAGGAAGAGTTGCAATCAGATGAAGTGCCGTAGTTCCTAAATTTCGTAACGTTTCGAAATTTGGAAGTTCTTTTGCTATCTTCATTGATTTACTTGCGAAATCTTTGTCAATTCCAAGACTAGTGTACCAATCCATAAATTCACCATGTACCAGATTATGTTCTTTCACATGGTTCAATCGTCTGCCGATTTCCCAAATGGACTGACCGGCTATTTGTTTGTGGTGACTGATTTCTAGCTCAATTTGAGCTAGGTTATTTGATAAAGTGATTTCGTTCATTTCCTACTCTCCTAAATCAACCCAAGTCTCGTCGATACCCAAGACATCGCAGACTCTATTTTTGAGTCTGTCACTGCCCTTCCCATATTTCAGTAGTTCTGAAATGGTAGGTTTCTTCACTCCGCAAGCACGAGCGAGATGCGTCTGTGTCATTCCTTCTGAACTCAATTTTTCTTTGACCAATTGAATCCATTTTTGATGTTGTTGGCTCATTCCTGACCTCCTTTTTAAAAATTTATCTAAAAAGTTAGCGAATTTATTGACAACTCTAGTCAAATGTTTTAAAATGAAAACATAGAGAAAAGACCTACTAAAAGTAAGGTTTACCTATATAAAACAGACGCCAATCAGTTTACTAGGCTTTATTTTTTAGTTGTCTTATTCGCTAACTCTTTAGCTTACGATTATTATTTTAAAACATTTGACTAAATATGTCAACTATTTTTCTACAAATATTTTAAAAATTTTTTTCGTTTGCTTAGAAAGGTTCTAAAAAAATGTTCGTAGCATTCGATAAAATAAAGGAATTAGCTGATAAACAGGGGATTTCTATAAATGTTTTGGAAGAAAAACTTGGTTATGGAACTAACACTTTGTATCGATTAAAAAGAAGCAATCCGAGTTCAAAAGTTTTAAAAGAAATAGCTGATTACTTTGATGTAAGCGCAGACTATTTACTTGGTCGCACGGATAATCCTACTATTGCTGGTGATTCAAAAGAGTATACCTGGCAAGGGAAGCCTCTCAATGTTGAAGAAATGGCATCTAATGTCATGATGTTCGGTGGTCGAGAATTAACAGATGAAAAGAAGAAAATCATACAGTCTATTATTGAAGGTTATCTAAAAGAAGCTGGTGATTAGAGGTACTGCTTAGTGACCGAAAAAGAAATTATAAGCCATTATCAAGTTCGTATTATTGATTTTGATGGAGATTTAATGCCTGATGAACTCGGATTTTACGAACAAGAAACTAATACAGCTTTCCTATCGAGTAAACTCAACAAAAAAGAGAGAGTTAAGGTACTATTGCATGAACTGGGGCACAAGGACCACACACGTTCAGAGTACCAGAACGCTCGCCTACGATGTGAAAATGAAGCTGATAGGAATATGATCCATCATCTTGTAAAAGATGCACTAGATAATCTAGAAGACCCTAGAGAGTTTGATTACATACAATTCATGTCTTACTATAACCTGAGAACTATAACAAATGAAATTATGGTTCAAGAGGAATACTTAGCATTGGTCGAATGAAAGGAGACTCATATGTCTTACTCGTACGTTGCTTTAGATGTTGAAACTGCTAATGATTTCAGAGGAAGCATCTGTTCAATCGGTTTGGTAAAGTTTCAAGATGGAACTATCGTTGACACCTACTATACCTTAATCAATCCCGAAACAAGTTTTGACACCTTCAACATTTCTATTCACGGTATTAAACCTGAAGACGTTGCTGATGCTCCTACATTTCCGGAAGTAAGGCAGGATATTGTTGATTTTATTGGTTCTGATACTGTTGTATGTCATTTTGCCCAATTTGATATGGGAGCCTTGAATGATGTTTACAATAAATATCAGTTAGATTATGACGATATAAAATATATTTGTTCTTATAGACTTGCAAAAGTTGCTATGCCAGGACAATTAAATTATAAGTTAAAAAATCTTTCAAAAGCATTGAATATTCAATTAGACCATCATAATGCTTTGTCTGATGCGAAAGCTTGTGGTTTAATTCTAGATCATCTATTATCAGCCAACTCTTTTTCTGATCTCAATGACTTTTTAAAAGAGTATCGTTATGACAAGACAGGTCTACTTGGTCAGCATGGTTTTAAGAGAAAAAAAGACGCTAAGTACAAAGATAATCTCATCTATACTCCTACGGAGGAGGAGAAAGCAGCAATGGACCCAGACCATTATTTCTACGGATTGTACTTTTGTTTTACTGGAAAATTAGAGAGAATGACCAGAAAAGAAGCCAATAAGGCGGTAGCGCTTGTTGGTGGAGTCCCAGAAAAAGGTGTCACTAATCATACAAATATTCTAGTTGTCGGTGAACAAGATTGGCGTGTGGTCGGTGTAGACGGTCTAAGTAGTAAAATGAAGAAAGCAAAATCGTTGCTTGAAAAAGGTCATGATATTGAAATCATGACAGAAAATGACTTCATAAGATTGCTTGATGATTAATTAACAAGAAATAACAAAAATCCCCACAATCGCCTGCAAGCTAAAATGTGAGGATGTGCTGTATAGAAAGAATGGCATTAAAAAGCCCTCTTTACTATACCCATTTTAACAAGAAATGAGGTAAAACGCAATGGAAATTAAGTCATACAAAAAGAAAAATGGCGACACAGCCTATAAGTTTAGGATCTATGTCGGCAAAGAAAATGGAAAAGACAAGTATGTAAAGCGTCAGGGCTTCCCGACAAAAGCCAAGGCAAGAGCAGCACTTCTCCAACTTCAAACTGACCTTAAAAATAGCGAGGAAATTACTGTCAAGGAAATCACTGTCGAGGAAGTCGCTGAAAAATGGCTCAAGGAATATGCTGACACAGTACAAGATAGTACCTACATCAAGACTGAGCGAAATTTACAAAATCATATCTATCCGACTTTAGGAGATCAAAAAATATCTTCTCTCACTCCTCTTCAGCTTCAGGAACAAGTCAATGAATGGTCCAAGAAACTTGTTTACGGACGTAAGATGAAAGGCTTGATTAATAACATATGTAAATACGCTATTAGACACGGCTATATCTCAACCAATCCTGTTGAGAGTGTCACGACACTTGTCAAAAAGAAAGTCGATACAGATAGCGATTTTTACGACAAGGAAGAGCTGAAATCATTCCTTGAGTTAGTAGATCAGACCGATGAATTGAGAAAGAAAGTCCTCTTCCGCCTTCTAGCCTTCACAGGGGTTCGAAAAGGGGAGGTTTTAGCCCTCAAATGGGAAGATTGGACCAATAACACTCTGAGTATAAACAAAGCCATTACAAGAGGATTTGACGGGGAATCCGTCGGTGCTACAAAAAACAAAAGTAGCAACCGATTGATTAGCTTGGACAAAAAGACAAGTGAGCTACTAACAGAGTTTAGAGAAATGAATCCTACTACTACTTTTATCTTTGAGAATGAATTTGGAAAACCAATACCAGGAACACTACCACGGAAATGGCTACAACAAATTGTCAAAGATTCGGATATGCGCCCGATTAGGATCCACGGCTTCCGACACACACATGCCAGCCTATGCTTTGAAGCTGGAATGACACTCAAACAGGTCCAGTATAGACTGGGGCACTCAGATTTAAAAACAACCATGAACATCTATACGCACATCACCAGAGAGGCTAAGGATGATATTGGTGAGAAATTCGCAAACTATATTGATTTTTAAACAAATAACATAAAAACAGACCCTTTGGACAAAAAAGGGTCTGTTTTTGGGTCTGCCAGTTTCAAAAAGGTTTAAAAAGGAATAGAAAGTATAAAACAAAAAACGTTGTATTTACAACGTTTTAGAAAGTTTTAGAAAACTTTAGAAAGTATATATGGAGCCGGTGGGA